TCTTCACTTGTATTTCGTATCGTCTCATCTTTCCATTCTGCATCTCTACCTGGCACCATTGACCAGTGGACTTCGAGTGGTTTATATGTTGAGCGTTTTTCTTCTGCATCAACCCACATTTTATAGAATAGATTTAACCCATTTGGTGTTGAAACTATAATTACTTTTGTAGTTGTTCCAGATGATATCACAGGATATGTTGACTGGAAAAAATCTAATGCCATATTATGAGGCACAAAAGCAAACTCATCTAAAAATACTAAGTTGTAAGTGCCACCACGAACACCAGAAGCTGATGTTGCATAGGCATATATCTTAGAACCATTTTCTAATTCTAAATTACCTTTATTCCAAACTAATATGCCTTGTTGTAACCATAAAGGTAAATATTCGTAAGCCTTTTGTAATCTTCCTAAAATTTCTCTTGCAAGAGAACCTTTGTTAGCAAGAATACCTATAGTATACTCTTCATTGAACAACACACACCATAACATATATGCAACCGATGTTGTTGTTTTACCACATTGTCGTGGCATCTTTGCAATGTTAAATCTATTTGTATGAAACGACTTAACCATATCTTCTTGAAATGGCCACATATCGAAAGGCACTAACCCTAAATCTACATTAACTATTTGAACATAAGTTTTAATAAAATATACAGGGTCTTTAGAACATTTGACCAATTCAGTCACTTGGTCTTCAGAATAATTTAACTCGACACCTACACGTTTCAACCTAATATTACCCATGTAACCGTCAACTGTACTCAGTTGTTGCTCAGCCATAATATAATTTATTTAATAATACTTCGAAGCATCCAGCGATGTGTGCTATGAGCGTCTATGCGATTTGCTAAAAAGTTTACTAATCCTTGTTTGTCAAATTCAGTTGCTAATTTCAATGCCATGCTTAGTGAAGCCATAACAACCTCATTATCCTCACCTAATATTTTTGCCATCTCAATGCCATCTGGCACTGTTAGTTCGTCTTCAACATCTGTTAATTCTTTAAAGCGAGAAAATGAACCAGGAGCATAAGCATCTAAACCACGAATTTGTTCTGCAATATTATCGATTGATGAGAATAGTTCTAAGTATAGTTTACCAAAAAATTCATGGTATTGTGGGAAATTTGAACCTTCTACGTTCCAATGAAAGTTATGCGTTTTGAGATACATAGCAAATGTATCAGCAAGAACTTTCTTCATCATATCATTAAGTGTTTCTTCCATATTATATATATCCTTTTACTGTCTTGTGCTATTTATCTTTGTCAGGAGTGACGTCCTTAGTAACTTCTTTTTCTTTGTCATTCAAAAACTTAACTAACTCCCTTGTAGACCCAACAAAAACAGCTTTATCTATATTCATATTTTTTGTATTTCCTACAAGTCCATGTTCATTTTTCGTCAAATCTTTACGAGTTTTTTGTATATTCAACAAATCTTTATTAGAATCAGATAGATTCTTAATCATAGCTGCAGCTACTTCATATGCTCTAGGGTGTTCAGATTCTTTAGCAACAGCTAAAAGATTATCTAATGCAGCCCCACCTTTATTAATTAAATCTTTAATATTAACCCGAGCAAATTCAGTATCTTCTTCTGCTACTACTTCAACAGGAACAACCTCGTGTTTTTTTTCTTGAATTGGTAAAATTTCCATTGTAGGAACATAGTCTTTCTCATTATCTACATTGAAAAGTTTTGATAACTTATCGTTTGTATTACTCATTATGTATTAGGCCACTCATATATTGTTTCAGAAAATCCATACTCATCTTCAACGTTAGCTGTAGCTGGGTCTGGTGTAGTTGTAATAATAACTGTCTTAAGTGGTTCACTATCAACACTTGTTACATTATAAGATGCATGTGATGTGGCGCCAACAATTATATCATTTGCTTGTAATAACTTATTTAGGTTACTTATAACCACGATTCCAGTATTAGAATTACTGAAGTATGCCATATCACCATTAACATCTATATTTTTACCATCTGTGGTTTTAGTTGCAAAGATAGTTTCTTCATCAATAAAATAGTTACTCGTTCCAGTAGTTACGTTAGAATGATTATTAGCCCAATCAACATAAACTTTTTGAGAACCTTTTGAAGAGGTTTCTATGAAAAGGTTTGTATTTGCTGAACGAATTATTTTGCCAGCTTTAACTGGAGGCCATAGATATCCTTTTGCAGTAAACGTTAAATCCCAAAGAATCAATCGGGTTGTTGTCATATCACCTTCATAATCTATACTTGGTGAAACAGAATTTAATACAACAGGCATATCATAATGTTGCTTCATGTCAGAAATAAAATCTACAGTAACGGTAAAGTCTGGTGTAAAAAATGGTAATATCTGTTCAAGAATTTGAGTGCCGTCTTCCGTATTTCTTACATAAAGAGACATGTTAAACTGAAAGTTATAAGGAATAGGAACATATTGGGTTTTAAGACTAGTACTTGTATTAGCTGAAAAGTTCATTATACTAGTTAATTGTTTTCTAGTTGTGTCATACTCTAATCCTGACAACTCAAACGAAATACGAGGCACAACAGAACTAACAGCTTTTGTTAGATTAGGGTCAGATGTAATTCTTGTAATATATTTTTCTTTGGCACCATAAGACAAAGGAACTTTAAAATGCTCTTTAGAAGTTACACCATCAGCTGTATATCTTTGTAACACAATATCATTAAACATTGAGCCAAAAGCCACAATGACTTTTCTCATAGTACGATTATAAAAGTGTGCGTTACCTAGCATTTATTTTCTCTTTTTATATTTATCATATTTATTATAGTGTACTAATTAATAGTGTACTAACTATGCCTCACCGAAAGGATTTTGCTCGGTGAAGTCAATTATAGAATCTGCTTCCGCTTCAAATCTCATATTATCATCTATAGCTCCAAATGCTGTGTTAGCATAAGCGTTTTCATCAACAATATTTATTGTTGCGATTGAGCTTGATGTATTGCCAATTAAATTAGCTCCGTTTGCAAATGTTCCTTCAACTCTAATAATATCAATTGAAGTGTTTGGTATAAAATCAAATACAATTGCACGAGCAGCTGCATTAGCTAAAGCTGGAGATGATGCAACTAATGGTTGATATACAATTTCATCATTAACAAACTTACCTTGATGCATAGTTGAAATAGATTGTTTTGTTCTTGGATAGAACTTTCTTATTACATCGTCAATATCAGCAACACCGGTACTAACAAGTTCATTAGAGAATACAAACTGTTTAAGTTTTAAAGCATAGACATAAACATTACCACCACGGCCACGGCCTAATGTGTGATACATTGCTTGGTCATTTTCGTGTTCAACAAATGTAATTTCAAAAAAGGCATCTACCACAGGAACATAAATTAAATCGCCTTCATTAGGCCTTAGTTGTGATGCTGTCATTTGGAATCTTCTGCGAGAAGTGAGTAGTGTTATCTCATCTCGTATTTCTAAACCAAATTTAGATATGAAATCGCCATCGCCATCCATACCAGTAATATTTTCTAAATACATCTCAAGCGTAAATGCAGACGTATATTGTTTGAGCGGGTCTTCACCATATATGTAGTCTACAACATCACCAGATGTCCGTGGCATATACCAAACATCCATACCATACATCTTCATAGCTTCAATTACAAGGTCTTCAACGAGTAATTGTTCTTGTGTTATACCCTTAGGAAAACTATTAAAATATAGATTAGTTCCCATGGTTAATTATCCATAAAATATTTCAGATGGAAGAACATTCATTACCTGCATTTCTTCTTCTATCTTATCGATTTCGACTCTAGCTTCTTCCATAATTCGAGGACCATCTAAAGTTACTCCACCGGGCATTTGTATGCCAGCAAATTTACTTAAGTTGCTACCCCATTGATATTTAATCTTGGCAGTTCCATATTGTTTTAAGAATCTATCATTCCAAACATCTGTTACACCATTTATAAGACCAGTTCCGGCAGTTATGTTAGCAGCTAAATTTTCTTTTGCCCACAGAATTGTTGGAGAAATTATCTTATTAACTTGTACTGAGTTTCCATCACTCAATGTGAAGAAATCATTTTCAAGAAGTTGTTGGTCAAATGTTGTTGCACTTCCTGTGACTACATTTGCTGTGGTTGCACCACTTAATGTACCAGTTAAATTAATTACATCTGGTTGTAATGCTCGATAACATTCGATAATAACATAAGAATCTGGTGTAACATCTAGGGTCCAATCAATATCTAACATGACTCTATTTCGGTGTCTATTAAATCTAAATTGAGGTGTACCCACCATTAACAACTCTAGTGTTCTAAGATGTTGCATTGTAACTTCATAAGATACATATGATATAGACGTAAAATCAAATAAATCATTCAATCTTAATTGATATCTAATATCAAACATTCCCATTCCAGATGTGTCAGTAAATGGCATAATGCCAGTTACAAATGCAACACTATCAGGACAATATATCCATCTTCTTTGTATATCTTCAGCCGTCATTCGATGTTTCATATACATCTTTTCTACACCATCAAAATGATAGTCTTGGAAAAATTGAATTGAATCATCAATGCGGTCTTCTACTTGGTCATCATCTACATTAATTTCAATGACAGGATGTCCGAGTCTGCGTAAGCAGTAATCTTTAAATTGGTTTCTAGTTGCTGGTTTTGACATATTATACCTTTTATCCTAATGCAATTGCGAGAGCGAGTACATCACCAATTGCTGCTGTAGCTGCAAAAGTAACAGCACCGCTGCCGTTTGTTGTTAATACTGTATTTATAGCACCATCAGCTATTGGGAAAGAATATGTTCCACGAACACTTAATCCTGGCACAGTAACTTTACTTTGTGCTTTATCAAACGTTACTGCTGAATTGCCCGAAAATGAACCAGAGTCATTGAATTGAATTTCTGTAGTCAGGCCTGCAACTTGTGTGGTTTTAATTGAACCAAGAGTGTTAGCAGCAGATTTGTAATAGATAATACCATCATTATAGTTTATGGCTAATTCGCCAATAGCTATAACACCAAGAGAAGGTGTTGCACTTCCTGTTCCAGAATTTCGTACTTGGATTACGGTATTTGCCATTTAATTCAGGTTACCTAAAAAGTTCCACCAGAGGAAGTATTTTCATCTGATTTCATTATTAAATCTAATTGTTCTTCTTTTACTTTACGTTTTTTTTCTTTCTTATCTATCTTTTTTACAACCACTTTTTTCACATCTTTTGGCAACATACTTTCTAACTTTCTAATTTGTTTTAATTGTTCAGTTATAGATTTCTTATTTTTTTTCTTTTCAGATTCTAAGCTTTCTACTTGCCTTTTCCTAACTGCTGCATCTTTCATTTGAACATTAAGTGCATTTTGCAAACGATGAGTATCAGGACTTCCACTTCCGGAGATAGCTAAAATTTCTTCTTTATCTTTTAACTCACTTCTTAAATGGGCAAGTTCACTTGATAAATCAACTTCACTTTCTTTTTCTATTAAATTCTTCTCTAACTGTTCTTTCTCTTTGACCTGTTTTTCAAGAAATGTTATTTGTGTTTGAAAAACTAAATTTTGTTTCAATATTGAGTTTAGATTATCTAAAATTACCTCATTATATTTGGTTAAAAAGTTTAATGTTACGTTGTCTTCCATAATGTAGACCTCTCATAATATGTTTAATTAAAATCCGCCACCGTGTAGCATTCCAAATGTTGGAACACCAGAAGCGTTTATTGTTAATAAATGACCTTCAGTAGAAGATGAAACCATTGATACAGCAGATGTTCCTGCTCCCACTAATACTGCGTTTGAAGTTAGTGTTGTTCTTCCTGTACCACCAGTGCCAACTGAGAATGAACCCGAAGTGACTTGTGAAGCTGCAATTGCGATATCAGCTGCAGTAGCAGCCGTTGTTCTTCCGTAACCATCAACTGTCAATGAAGTTATAGCTTTAGTTGCTCCTAAAGTTCCTGTTAGAGCGTATGTTGGACTAGCTAATGTTGCTAAACTTGTACCATCAAATTCAACGATGCCTGATGTGAAAGATGTTTGATTTGTACCACCACGAACAATTGGTAATGTTCCAGAAGTGACCTGGGAAGCTGCAATTGCGATAGTGGTGTCTGTTG